ACCTTGTTCTTTGGGTTCCCCAAATTCATACGGTTCGGTGTGCGCGACCCGCTTGTCCGTGCCGTCCTTGTTAAACTCCCGTTTACAATAATCAGCTGCTTGCTGTGCAGTTCCGTCCCGTCGACTGAGGTGAACGCCTTCGCCACCAAGTAACGCCTTCGCTGGATTCAGGGAGATCTGTTCCTTGAACTCACAATATCCCTGAAAGTGGTAAGTGCCTGAGTCGCCTATCTCCTCCTGGTAAACCAGATAGTGCATCTTTTCGGAATCGAAGTCGATGTGACCCTCCGGGTTGTTCCATGTAAAACATACATTTCGATACCGGGCCATCGAAAGGGGTTTAGGGGGCTACGAGTAGTTGGGTCCAACTACTCAGAAGTGCAGGGTAATACTGGGCCTGCACTTGTGAGCAAAAGAAAGACGCGCTTTTTGGCCTTTTTTTTTGACACCCTAAACCTTTTAACCTTTATGAGGTTAAATTATGCGACCTATCGCTATCCGACAATCCTGCGGAGCTAGATCTGGCCCTCTGCCTGTCGGCAATAGGGGCCAGACTGAATTACTAATTAGTAATAGCGCTCTATCGCTAAACTTTTCGTTGCAAAACACGAAAACGTCACGAAACATCCTTGGTTGTTTCCGCAATTTCTCAAACAGAAATGGGTTCGGGATACATGCCATACCCTGTCGCCCTGGCCGGCGAAAGAAAGCGCAAAGCACACGCCTATGGTGTTACCAGTCACAAGAAAATCTCCCATGGTTATGGGACCACGAAGTCGAGGAGATTCCTTCCTGGAATTGACCGAACTGGAGGTTACTATGGGAGGTATCCCATGCGAGATGGCGAACTAAAGTTCTTCGATGTCACTCTCGACGATGTAACGATCGCCTCTGGTGGTAACATCACGCCAAGCCTGAACCTGATCCCTCAAGGGATCACAGAGAGCACAAGAGGGGGAAGAAAGTGTACCATCAGGAGCATCAACTGGCGTTGGACACACAGCCTTCCCGAAACTGTCGACACGTCGAGCAACGGGTCAGGGGACTCTGTCCGCATAATTTTGTACGTAGACAAACAGTGCAACGGTGCTGCTGCTGTAGCACTGGACATCCTTGAGACAAACAACATCAACAGCTTCAGGAACCTTTCGAACAAGAATCGCTTCCGCATTTTGTTCGACAGAACCCAAGCGATTAACATCATCGCCTTTTCCCAAAATGGGACGTCAAAGTATTCGACGACCAACAACATCAAAGTTGGGGCAATCTATAAGACATGCAACATTCCTATCGAATTTAGCAACACCACTGGTGCAATCACTGAGATCCGGTCCAACAACATCGGTGTCCTCCTTGTTGGAAATGCCGGAACCTCCCAGTGGACATCTACAATCAGGTTAAGATTTTCCGATGCTGGGGCTATGTGAACTTTATTGTTTCTCAATAAAATGCCTGGTCAGGCTTGTTCTCTTGCCACCATATGGGGTCTTGGTCGATGTAACCACAATCAGTGTCTGACAGTGGCACATAATAGAGAGCGACCTTGTGGAATCGACGAGCAAGTGCTTTGTACTGCTCTCCTCTATTCTCCCATTTGTACCAATCTTTGGGCAAAATATTGGTTGTGATAAACACCTCATTGGGCAACCACCAGGTGTGGCTGCCTTTTGTTGGCACAAGGACAGGATATCTGTCCAACAATCTGAGCAAAGAACACAAGGAGATGTGGCTTGCTGCTCCGCTAAAGTCGTCGAGAAGCACTTTTGTGTGACCATCGTAGGTGTCATACCACATGGTCCCATTGTTGAGTGGCGCAACAAAGAAGTCGGGGTCCTCGCCATATTTGTCCATGACCGCTCTGGTCTTTCCAAGACCAGTTTCCCCGATGAGGAGAGTAACAACAAGTTCCTCGCTCCGCTTCGGCCTGTTCATCATGGTCAGTTGGTCATAAAACTTCGGGTAGCGGGCAATTATCGTGAAGTGTTCATCGATCATGTCTCGCTTGCGCTTGCCCGCCATCACTTGATCCTTGAAAAGCTCAAGGTCAATTCGTTTACCTTGTTCTTTGGGTTCCCCAAATTCATACGGTTCGGTGTGCGCGACCCGCTTGTCCGTGCCGTCCTTGTTAAACTCCCGTTTACAATAATCAGCTGCTTGCTGTGCAGTTCCGTCCCGTCGACTGAGGTGAACGCCTTCGCC